CCGCGTGGGATGGCGACCTCTGCCGTCTGGAAGAATGCGTACCGCGAGTGCGCGACGACCTCGGCCCCGATCTTGATGAGCTTCTCCCGCAATGTCGGCAGCGACCAGTGCTTCACACGGTGAAGAAGATTGTCGTGTTCTGTCGGCCAGTCTTCAGCCGACTCCACCCCGTTGACTATGCACCGACACTTCGTACCAGATATGGCACGATTTCCGTCCGCCCTCGAAAACCCCGCGAAGTCTGGAGGCTCTGCGGCAATAAGCATTACGGGCACAGGACGCCCGGAGCAGAGCCTTGACCGACACCCTCGACAACTCGATTCAGCAGAACGCCGTCGTGCCACGGAAGGCCAGTTCGGACTCCGTTTCCGTTGAGCAGCACCCCCTGCCCGACCAGATCGCGGCCGACAAGTATCTGGAGTCCAAGAAGGCCAGCCGCGCGAAGGGACTCGGCATCAAGCTGGCCAAGATCAGCCCGGGGGGGACCGTCTGATGTGGCCGTTCCGCAAGAACAGGAAGGCTTCCTCTCAAAGACGGTCCCTCCCGGCCGCCATTCCCGCCATGCTGCGGGCGAGGTTCGACGCCGCCCAGACCACGGCCGAGAACGCCCGGCACTGGGCGATGGCCGATTCACTCTCCGCAGACAGCGCCGCTGCGGCGGACGTCCGCAGCAAACTGCGGGAGCGGGCCCGCTACGAGGTCGCCAACAACAGCTACGCCAAGGGCATCGTGCTGACGCTGGCCAACGACTGCATCGGCACGGGGCCCAGGCTTCAGCTTCTCTCGGCCAATGCCGAGGCCAACCGGCGTGTGGAGACGGCTTTTGCCCAGTGGGCCCGGGCCATCGATCTGGCCGGCAAGCTACGGACCATGCGGATGGCCAAGAGCACCGACGGCGAGGCCTTCGCCGTCCTGACGGCCAACCCGCTGATCGATTCGCCGGTGATACTGGACGTCCAACTCGTCGAGGCGGACCGCGTGGCCTCGCCCGTCATGTCGGCGCTGCCCACGCCCAATGACATCGACGGGATCATCCTGGACGCCTACGGCAACCCGCGGACGTACTGTATCCTGCGCGAGCATCCGGGCGACCTGAGCTGCTGGCTGAATGCCGTGGACATGGTGGATGCCGATGCGGTGGTCCACTGGTTCCGGGCGGACCGGCCCAGCCAGCACCGTGGCGTCCCGGAGATCACGCCGGCCTTGCCGCTGTTCGCCCAGCTTCGTCGATACACACTGGCGGTGATCGCGGCGGCCGAGACGGCAGCCGACTTCGCGGCCGTGCTGTTCACCGACTCCCCGGCCAATGGGGAGGCCCAGGCCCTCGAGCCGATGGACGTGGTCGAGCTCGAAAAACGCATGGCCACGGTGCTACCGGACGGCTGGCGGCTGGGGCAGATTGAGGCCCAGCAGCCCACCACCAGTTATGCCGAGTTCAAACGGGAGATCCTGAACGAAATCGCCCGCTGCCTGAACCTTCCCTACAATATCGCCGCCTGCAACTCCTCCGGCTACAACTACGCCTCGGGGCGTTTGGACCACCAGACCTACTACAAGTCCATCCGGGTCGAGCAAGCCCATTTGGCCGAGGCGGTGCTGGATCGCATCCTGGCTGCCTGGCTGGCCGAGGCGGAGCTGCTGAGCGAGTTCGCCTATCTCCGCACGGCCGGCGCCATCCCGCATCAGTGGTTCTTCGACGGCACCGAGCACGTCGACCCGGCCAAGGAGGCGACGGCCCAGGCGACCCGCCTGGCCAGCAATACCACCACGCTCGCCCAGGAATACGCCCGCCAGGGCAAGGACTGGGACACCGAGCTTCGCCAGCGGGCCAAGGAAGTGGCCCTGATGAAGGAACTGGGGCTGACCGTCCCGCCGCAGGGTTCATCCACCAGCGACAAACAGGAGGCCGACACGGATGTCGAGCAAGAGCAGACAGCTTGAGTTCCTGACCTTCCTCTGCCCGCTGACGGTGGAGGCGGCCGGCGAGGCGGACAAGCAGATGCCGCGATTCCGCATGGTCGCCTACACGGGCGGCGTGATGCGGATCACAGGGTTCCCGCACCCGGTGGTGGTCGACCTGGAGGGCCTGGCCATCGACCGCCAGGATATCCCGGTCCGCCTGGACCACAACCCCCGTCAGGGGGTGGGCCATACGCAGCGGGTCGTGATCGACGGCGGCCAGGTCGTCGCCGAGGGCCTGGTCAGCCGCGACACCTCCTGGGCCCGCGACGTCGCCAAGAGCGGCGTCAATGGCTTCCCCTGGCAGGCCAGCATCGGCGCGGCCGTCGTGGACGCCCAGTTCATCCCCAACGGTCAGAGCATCACGGTCAATGGAAGGACCTTCGACGGCCCGCTGCACGTGGTCCGCAAGGCCATCCTCAAGGAAATCTCGTTCGTCGACAGCGGCGCAGATCCCGGCACCACCGCTCGGATCGCCGCCCAGAGCAAGGAGCCCAGTTCCATGGACGCAAACGACACCAGCACCGCCACCAGCCAGGACACCGCTGCCCAGCCCGCCGGCACGGACGCCGTTGTGGAGGCGGCCGCCAATGAGGCTGCCCAGACGCCCGACGCGCAGCCGCCCAGGCCGGCCGCGGCTGCCCCGCCCCCGGCAACGCCGGTCACGGTCAATGCCTTGGCCGCCGACGCCGACCCGGTGACGGCGATGCGCCAGCGGATGGCCGCCGAGACCCGCCGCGTCGAGGCGATCCGCAGGCTCTGCGCGGGCAGGCACGGGGACATCGAGGCCCAGGCCATCGAGGAGGGGTGGGACGAGTCCCGCACCGAGCTGCACATCCTTCGCGCCAGCCGGCCCAAGGTCCCGGCGGTCGCAGCGCCCCAGCGCCCCGCCGGCCCGCACGTGTTCGAGGCCGCGGCGCTGATGGCCTCGGGCATGCCCACCAGCCGCATCGAGGCCGTGTACGCCGCCCCGATCCTGGAGGCCGCCGACCGCCTGCGCGGCGTGGGCATCCAGGAGTTCTGCGAGCTGGCCTGCGGGCGCCAACTGCCGCGCTTTCGGCGTGACGCATCCGGCTGGCTCCAGGCCGCCTTCAGCACCACCAGCCTGCCGGGCATCCTCAGCAACATCGCCAACAAGATGCTGCTGGAGGGGTACAACTACATCGAGGACGCGTGGCGGAAGATCGCCAAAATCGCCTCCGTCAATGACTTCAAGGAGCACAGCCGCTACCGCATGACCGGGGCGTTCAAGTTCGAACAGGTCGGAGCGGATGGGGAGCTCAAGCACGGCAGGCTGGACGAGCAGAAGTACGGCCAGAAGGCCGACACGCACGGGATCATGTTCGCCCTGACGCGTCAGATGATCATCAACGACGACATGGGCGCGTTTGCCGACATCCCGCGCCAGATCGGCATGGGGGCGGCCGAGGCCATCGCCGACGCGGTGTGGGGCCTGTGGCTGCGCAATCCCGTCCAGACGGACGGCAAGGCGTTCTTCTCGACCGACCACGGGAACTACGCCGAGGGCGCCGACACCGCCCTGACGGTGGACGGCCTGACGGCGGCCGAGGTGATGTTCGGCGAGCAGACCCGGCCCAACGGCCGCCCGCTGGGCGTGCCGGCCAGCATCCTGCTGGTGCCGACGGCGCTGAAGGTCCCGGCCGAGTTGCTCATGAAGAGCGTCCAGCTCAACGAGACCACCACCGCCAACAAGGCCAAGCCGAACACCAATCCGCATGTCGGCAAGTTCGACGTGGTCAGCTCGGTCTACCTCTCCAACGCCAGCTTCACCGGGCACTCCAGCAAGGCCTGGTACCTGCTGGCCGACCCCAACCGCCTGCCCGCCGTCGAGATCGCCTTCCTCAACGGCGTGGACCGGCCGACGGTGGAGAAGACCGACGCGGACTTCAACACGCTGGGCATCCAGTTCCGCGGGTACATCGACTTCGGCGTCCGGGAGCAGGACTACCGCGGCGCGGCCAAGATGAAGGGCGAGGTCTGATAGGCCTGGTTCCTTCCTCTTCGGCACGTGTGATTCCCTCTGGCATTCAAGGAGCATTGATCCATGGCAAAGGCACGCTTCATTCATGACGGCAACAGTATCGACTACATTCCCGGCGCGGACGTAACCGCCGGGGACGTGATCGTGCAGGGCACCCTGGTCGGCGTGGCCAAGCTGGACATCGCCGCCAACACGCTGGGGGCGCTGGCGGTCCGCGGCGTCTTCGACGTGGCCAAGGCGGCGGTCGCCTTCACCCCCGGGGCGGCCGTCTACTGGGACGCCGACGGCAACCCGGTGGGCGGGACGGCCGGGACCGGGGCGGCCACGACCACCCGCACGGGCAACACCTTCATGGGCTTCGCCCTGGCGGCTGCCAACGAGGCGGCGACCACGGTGCGGACGGCGTTGCGGTCGGTGGAGTCCGCCATTGCCGAGACGCTCGGCCTGGGCGACCTGTCCGACGTGGGCGCGGTGACGTACACCGCCGGCAAGGTCCTGGTCGCCGACGGCGACTCGTTCGAGTCGGTCGCCCTGTCGGGCAACGCGACGCTGGCCGCCAACGGGGCGCTGACGGTGACCGGGGCGGCCGTGGGCGACACCAAGGAGATCGCCTTCGGCACCAGCAAGCTGGCCCGCTCGGGCAACAACGTCATCGCCACGCTGCCGGCCAGCGACCCCGGCGTGGCCGGGGCCCTCTGGAACGACAGCGGGACGCTGAAGGTGTCGACCGGCACGTAACGAGGGTTTTCATCCGTGGCCGACCTGCTTGAACAGGCTGTCTCGTGGCTGGGCCGGATGCGGAACGCCCATCTGGCCCGGGCCGTGACCTACCAGCGTGGCGGACAGAGCGTGGACCTGTCCGCCACGC